GTCTTGTGTATGTCCTACGCGTTCGATGACGAGGACGTCGTCACATGGACGCCTGACCAGCCTTTTCCGCAGCGCGTTGCGCAGCACACCGGCCAAATCCGCGCGCACAACGCTGCGTTCGAGCGTCTCATACTTTGGTATGTGCTCTGCCCTGAGCTGGACATTCCCGAACCTAAGCTTGAGCAATTCTATTGCACCGCAGCGCAAGCGCGCGCCAACTGCGCGCCCGGCTCGCTGGAAGACGTTGGCCGTTTTGCTGGCGCGTCGATGAAGAAGGACCACCGCGGCGCGCAGCTCATTCGCTTGCTGTCTGTCCCGCAGGCTGACGACACGTTCCGCGACGACCCGGCACTTATGGCTGAGATGATTGCCTATTGCGAACAGGACGTGCGCGCCATGCGCGCCTTCAGCAAGGCGATGCGCGACCTGAGCGATGAAGAGCTGGCCGACTATCACGTCAACGAGCGTATTAACGACCGTGGCGTGCGCGTCGACACGGCGCTCTGCCGTGCTGCGGTTGAGTATGCAAGCGCCGAGCTGGAAGAGATCGAACGCACCGTTGAAGAGGTGACAGAAGGTGACATCCTCAGTGTGCGCAGTCCTAAGATGCGCCAATGGGTTGTCGAGCGCGTCGGCCAGCAAGCCCTGAAGTTGATGACGGTGTATAAAGACGGCGAACAGAAGTATTCTATCGACAAGACGGTTCGCGCTAACTTGTTGGTGCTTGCGGAGGAAAACCCTGATGAAGTACCGCCCCATGTCGCTGAGGTCATACAATGCGCCGACGATCTATGGGCGTCGAGCGTTGCCAAGTTTCAGCGGGCAGACGCTCTTGCTGACGAAGATGATAGCCGTGTACGAGGAGCGTTTGTCTTTGCAGGAGGCTCTGCTACAGGACGTGCATCTAGCTTTGGGTTGCAAGTCCATAATTTCCCACGTAAATGCGCGGCGTCACCTGAATTAGTCCGTAACGCTATGGTGCGCGGGCACAAGATTGTGCCGACCTATGGCAAGCGCGTGACAGACGTTCTCAAGTCTATGTTGCGCCCGGCGTTGTTGCCGGCAGATGGCAAGCACTTGATCGTGGCCGATTGGGCGGCGATTGAAGCGCGCGTCAATCCGTGGTTGTCGGGCAAAGGCGAAGCGAAGCTTCAACTATTCCGCGAAAACCGCGACGTTTACAAGGTGAACGCATCGGCAACATTTCGCGTTTCGATTGATGACGTAACGTCGGACCAGCGTCAGGTCGGCAAGGTTCAGGAGCTTGCTTGCGGCTTTGCCGGCGGCGTCGGCGCCTTCGCTGCGATGGGTCGCGCTTATGGCTTGTCTATGCCTGAAAGCGAAGCCAAGCGAATGGTTAACGGCTGGCGCATGGTTAACGATTGGGCGCTGCCGTTCTGGCAAGATTTAGAAACGGCATATACGCGCGCAATGCGAAACAAAGGTCACGAATTTAGCGCGGGTCGAATTACCTACTTGTTTGATGGAACGCACCTTTGGTACGCTCTGCCTTCCGGTCGTATCCTTTGCTACCCCTTCGCCAAACTTGAAGCCGACGGCGTCACTTACGCCAAGGCGGCTTGGAAGCCTGCGGCAGATGCTAAGGAATGGCCGCGCGCGCGGCTATGGCGTGGCCTTGCGTGCGAGAACGTGACGCAAGCGACGGCTAACGATTTGCTGCGCTATTCGTTGCGAACATTGGACGCTGAAGGGTTTAATCCTGTGTTGCACGTTCACGACGAAATAGTGTTGGAAGAAGCTGACGTTGATGCAGCGAAAGAAGCAATGCAGCGCATCATGTGTTCAACGCCTCCGTGGGGCGCGGGTTTGCCGTTGAACATCGAAGTGCACGCTATGACGAGGTATGGGAAATAAGGGAGAGGATCATGGATTTCGTAGAATATCTGCAACGGCTTGCACCGCAAGGCGAGACGCTTCTTATCGTGCGTCAGAAGCCCGTGTTGCGCAACGGTGAGCCGGTGCTGCACGCAGACGGTACGCCGCGTTATACGTGGCCGGCGCAACTGCCAACGGCGAAGATGAAAGCGGGCGCAGCATGGTATGCAAACACTGGTTCGTTTATTCTTGACCGGTTCAGCGACGGTAAAGCAAGCGCAAGCGCAGCGAATTGCGAATACGTGCTTTGCATGATGCTGGACGACATCGGCACAAAATCGAAAGTGCCGCCGCTTGAGCCGACGTGGGTCATGGAGACAAGCGAAGGTTCGTTCCAGTGGGGCTACGCATTCTCCGATCAACCGACCAAAGGTGAGTTCACCGCAGCGATTAAAGCAATCGCAGAAGCGGGCTACACTGACCCCGGCGCGATTAACGCCGTGCGCAATTTCCGCATTCCCGGTTCAATCAATCTCAAGCCCGGTCGCGATAACTTTGCGGCGCGTTTAATTGAGTTTCATCCGACGCGCGAATACACGCTGCCGCAAATTTGCGAAGCGTTGGGCGTCACGCCAGCCGAAGCCGACACGTCACGCGGCATTACGTTCAAGTTGCGCGACACTGGCAAAGACACCGTGCTTGAATGGATGAATAACAACGGCATGGTTTTGTCTGGCGTCAATCCTGAAGGCTGGTTGTCGGTTGTGTGCCCGAACCATGCTGAACACACTGACGGTCAAATCTCAGCGCGCTACAAGCCGTTGGACCGTTCGTTCTGTTGCTATCATGGTCACTGCGAGCATCTCGACAGTAAGACGTTCCTCAAATGGGTCTGCGACAACGGTGGACCGCGCGTTGTGCCCGGTCTGCGCGATGAGTTGCTGGCCGAATATACCGCAATCATCGAAGAGAAACTGACGCCGACCGATATGTTCACCGACAGCGCGGCGAAAATCATAGCCGAAGTTGAACGCAAGGAAATGGGGCGCATCGACAAGGCTGGCTGGTATGAGCGTTTCGCTTATGTCGTCGCGGATGACGCCTACTTCGATCTTGTCGACCGCAAAGAAGTCAGCCGGTCGAGCTTCAACGCCGTGTTCCGTCATGTGCCGTGCCAGTCAATCCACAACGGGCGCCGCGTCGAAGCGAGCGTATGCTTTGACGAAAACCGCCAGCACATGAACGCGCGCGTTCTGCAAGGCATTACATACGCCGCCGGCGAGAGCGTGCTAGTCGCGCGTGACGGCGAAGTCTATGGCAATCGCTGGCGCGATGCGCGGCCTAACGTGGCGAACGTGCCGAGCGGCGGCGACGTTGAAATGTGGCTTGAACACTGCCGCACGTTGGTGCCGGAAGAGTTCGAGCTTGAGCACATTCTGAACATGATGGCCTTCAAGGTTCAGCATCCCGAAGTTAAGATCAACCATGCGGTGCTGCACGGCGGCGATGAAGGTTCCGGCAAAGATACAATGTGGGCGCCGTTCATTTGGGCGATTTGCGGCCCGCATCTGAAGAACCGCGGCTTGATCGACAACGACAGTCTTGGTTCGCAGTGGGGTTATGCGCTTGAGAGCGAGATTATCATCCTCAACGAATTGAAAGAGCCGGAGGCGAAAGAACGCCGCGCGCTTGCTAACAAGCTGAAGCCTATCATCGCCGCGCCGCCGGAAATGCTGACGGTTAACCGCAAGGGCTTGCATCCTTACGACATGGTCAATCGCGCGTTCGTGCTGGCGTTTACCAATGACCCTGTGCCGATCACTATTCCTTCGCAGGATCGTCGCTGGTTCTGCGTATGGTCCAAGGCGCCGCGCATGGACGCCGCCAAGGCGGCTAAGCTTTGGACATGGTATCAGGCGGGCGGCTTTGCGGCCATCGCGCGTTGGCTCCATGACCGCGACGTGAGCGCGTTTAACCCCGCCGCAGCGCCGCCGTTGACAGAGTTCAAAACAAACCTTGTCGAGCATGGCATGAGCATCGCCGAGAGTTTCTTGGTCGAAATGATCCGTGGCCGCGTCGGCGAGTTCTCCAAGGGCGTCATCTCGTCGCCGTTCTATGCCTTGTGCGACCGCGTCGCAGCGACCGCGCCGTCAGGCGTCAAGGTGCCGCAAGCCGCGCTCCTGCACGCGCTCAAGGAGGCTGGCTGGGTCGACGTCGGGCGGCTGGCGTCATCAGAGTACAGCACCAAGAAGCACATCTACGCGGCGCCTGAAGTCGTCGCAAACCATAGCAAATCAGAGCTGCGGCGCATGGTCGAAGAGCCGCCAGCGTCTAACGTAGTGGCACTGAAGCGCGCTTAATAAAAAACCCCCACCGTGTTCCGATCCGGTGGGGGTTTGAGTTTCACGGCTGGCACGCGTCTGGGTTTTACATACCAGCAAGCCATTTTAACTCGACCGTTCTTTCAACGCTAGTGCTATCGTCAGCCAGCGCCAGCGCGGCGATGTTAGGCCCGTCGCCTTCATCGCGGGGGCTTAGGTTTTCAATGTCCATGAGATAGCCGCGCAGATCACCAATGCGGTTTTCTAACGCACCGACAACATCTAGCAACGCCTCAACACGTACGCGTAACGCTTTAATCTCTTCAATAGCCATGCCTAGCTGCGGGTCGCGCAGGAAACTATAGGCGTCTTCGAGCTGCGCGAGCTTGTCTTTAATTGCACTCATCTTTCTTCTCCCCTGCAAGCGCGGCGCGTTTTCCCGGTCGCAAAGCATCTATCGCAATCGCTTGCACGTCATGCTGTGCAATTTTTTGCAACGCGTTTTCCAATTGTTCGATGCGCCGCGCTGCGCTTGTCAATTCGCTGACAAGCCATTGCACGTCATTGCCCCGTTGGCTCACTTGTTGACAAACTTCGACAAGGTCATTTGCACTTTGCCCTGAGATGTTCGCGCTGCCATCGGCGCGCCAGCATCGCGACAGCCAGCGTTCGCCTTCGCCGTTGGTCGCTGCGGCGCCGTGGATGGGAAAGCATCCCCAACCATCGGTTGCGTAGATGCGCACCGGGCGCCCGTCACGCGTTTTGTATTGCTTAGCCTTGTCAATCATTGCCACCCCTCCATGATAGCTTCCAACTTGCGCTTGTTTTCGCGGTCCATGCGATAGCCCATGCCTTGCGCGCGGTCGATCACAATGCCATGCGGACGCAATAGCGCGCGCAGCTTGCACACCGCGACGCGTGCGCGCTCATACACTAACTCGCGGTCGCTCCCGCGCGTCTCCCATGAGTGCAACGAAATCACTTCGTCCAGCCGGGCGTGCGGCAACTCGTCATGGTGATAGAACGCGTTCAGCAACGCCGCGAGCTGCGGCGATAGACCTAAGCGCCCGTAAAACGGATTGTCTGGCGGGCGCAATATGTCTTTCAGTTGCCGGTTTTCCTCGCGCAGCTCGTCAACAAGCGCGCGCAGCGCGGTCACTTCGTCGAGTTGCATTACTTGTGCCCCCTATGATTGATCCACATTAGGCATAGCAGTCTCAAAAGCCCCATCATGCGCCTTGCGCTCCCCCGCCGTTCAGGTCGCTTTCCATGCGCGTCAGAAACTCAGGCGCATTCAACGGCTCGTCACCGGCTTGCGGGCGCACGCTGGCGGGCGGGCGGGCGTTGGGTACTTCAGGGCGCGCGGCGCCTTGCGCTTGCTCAAGCTCGCGCACGACAAGGCTGGCGTAGCCGGCGACGTCGCGCCAGTGGTCCACTTCGTTAAAATTGCCAGCAAGAATGCGCGACGCCTTGTCGGCGAAGGCTTCCATGCTTTGCGCTTGGTAGAAGTCCAGCCGCTCCCAGTTGCGCCCGGCGCGCATCATGCGCTTGAATTGCTGCGCAAATGCCGCTTGCTCGCGGTAGTCGCCGTGGGTCGCGTTGCGTTCAGCTAGTACGGTTTCAATCGTTGGCATTGGTTTTGTCCTTTCGTTTCTTGACAGATTGCGGGTCGGGTTTAGTCGTAGGGTCGGCAAGATGCGCCCGCCACATCTTGACCGCATAAATCACAGTTGCATGGTCGCGCAGGCATAGCGCGCCAATGGCGGGATAACTCCACCCCGCCTCGCGCAACGCGTGGTAGACTTGACGCCGCGCGAGCACGTAAGGCCGGTGGCGGTCATCTTCGATAATCTCGCGCCACGTCATGCAAAGCTCCGCGAGCACCGGCACAATAATTTTGCGTGCGCCGCGCCAGTTAGGGGCGTTGTAGTTGGCCGGCGGCGTCGGCTTGTCGGCGCGCAGCGTGACGCCTTGCGGCGCGTTAGCCTTAGCCTTGACGGGCGCGGGCGTTACGTCGCTTGCTGGCGGGCTTGCGGCGGGCGCTGGCGGGCGCGGGCGTTGCACGCGCACGATAGGCGCCGGGCGTTCGATCACGCCTAGGCGCTTGCGCACGCGCTTATAATGCGCCAGCAAGCCGTCAGCGGTGAGCTTGTCATCATTGCCGGGCATCAATGGTAAAACTCCAACAAGACGTTGCGGGCGTGAGTTTCGCTCCACGCGTAAGCAAGTTGACCGTGCACGCTCACACAACGCCACCGGCGCTCGCCGGCGCGTATGTGCCGAACGGGCGCGTAATGCCCCACAACTTTGTCGAAGTAAGTCACTGTGCGCGTGCGGTCAGCGTGTTTCGTCACCTTGATCGGGCTTTGTGCGGTCAGTTGGTTTTGATAGGTCATCGGTCGGCTCCCTGTGAAGATTGAGCGCGACCCCTAGCACTATGAGCACTAGGGGCACGCCGATAAAGATTGACGCGGCGACGGCGAGCGCAATCACGCCGGCGCGCTTTCGTCATCGGGCAACTGGACGGCGCCGCGTTCGATATAATCCCAATGGGGAAACGCAATCGCGACGGCGCCGAAGCGAACGCCGCGCGCGCGTTTGATGCCGTTTACCTTTTCAAACACGGGAAAGCCTAACGTGCGCGCGTTGGCGGGCAGTTCGATCCCGTCGCGCTGCGCGAGCCATAGCGCGTATTCAACGGCGCGTTCGCTATCGGTGCTAAGCGGCAAGCTCCACGATTTTTTCGCCGCCATGCGTTCGCGTTTGATCCAATGCATTTGTGCCATTGTTTAAGCCCTCCAGATTGCAACGGCGATTAGGTAGATAACTAAAAGCCGCAAGGTCGAGTTGATTATGAGCGCGTGAAACTCGTCGTCTGTCATGGCGCGCGCGCCGTAAAGAACGCGCCAAGCCCTGACAACGTGCGCAGCGTTGCGCGTTGCGCGCTTTCCATATTGTCAAGCGATTGCACCACATCGGCTTCGGTCCAAAGCGCGGCGGGCGGTATTTCCCGCAAGCGCGCGCAAAAATATTGCCAGAGCGCAGGATTGACGCGCGCGCATGGTTC